TATTTCTTTTGTTGTTCGTCAAGATTTTGCGTACGTTGTTCAATTACTAAATTAGCCTTGATGGCATTTAGTTCATATTGCAACGTTGCATTTTCAGCAACGATAGACTCAAGCTTATTAGAAGCTTCATTTATTTGGTTTCTACCGTCAAGAATTGCTTCTTTAATGCTCTCTTTTTGTAGAGCTGCATCAACGGCCAAATGGGATCTTAGATTCTCGAGAACTGTAATAGCTTTCTTATTACGTACTGCTTCTTTAATTTCATCAGCTGGTACTGCTTCTTCGAGGTATGCATCTAAATAATCACTGATAGATTCAACTAACTGTGATTTAAAATTGTTTGCGTCTTCAGTAAGAAGATTTTCATACTTCTTAATGACTAACATAAGTTTTTGTGCTCTATCTGCATCCACTGCTTCAACAACTTTTTCTAATTTGGTTGAGTGGTCAGCATCAATTGCTTCTAATAACTGGGAAAGTTTCTTGCTGTAAAGCTCATCTTGTTCGGCAAGCGCCTTTTCAACATGAATTTTTACTTTATCTTGGACCTTGCTGTTAATTGCGTTTTGAATCTCGGTCATAGATTCTGGAGTTAAATCTTTTAAGGTTTCCATATTAGAAAATGTTGCTATTATTATTTATTATCTTACGTTTAATTTTTTCATTAACGCTTGCTTTAAGGTGATCATTTGCTTGTTTATATCTTTGATCTAACACTGCAGCAATAAACTTTTTAATGTCTGTCTTCATCGTTATAATTTATTTATAAAGGAAAGGATGGTTTGACGTAAGTATTCATCTTTATTCTTAAGAGGAAGTGTGCTAATGCCTTTTTCGAATTTATCATATAGTTCAGCAAATGATCCATCTGCTTCTAATACATATTGCTTACTCTCAAGAATTCCATTAACAAAAGCTTTATCAAAGCTAGGATCAGCGACTACATCTACGGCTACTAATCTAAAGTCTTTAACTCTATTAACACCGTTTGACTCAGCTACTAACTGCCCTAAACCTCTTGTACTAACACCAATTTTAACACCATCTTCAATTAAACTACGAACAATTAATCCTGTTGGTGTTGATAAGATTTTACTTTTACCGTAAAATACGTTACCGTCTTGTTTTAATTCAGTAATGATATGGCATGCACGTGTTAAGTCTACATCAGCTGTAGTTGGATGATTTAACTCACCCATTGCTCTACCCTCTTTAATCATTTCTTTAGTATAACGATCAACCTCTGTCTTCATTTCACCTAGTGAGTAAATTCTACGATTGCGATTGGCACCTTCTGCCATCATGAAAGGACCTTTAATAAAGTAGTTTCTTGGTTGATTGGCGTTTTTTTCTTCAACGATATACTCAAAATCGTTGTTATTTGTAGGTGTTTCTACAATAAGTTTAAAACTCATATGTTATTATTTATTATCGCGCGTGCCTAATCAACGGATGCCTAGCTCTTTTTCCGTTAATATAATGAATTGACAGCCTTTCTTTTCTGCCCATTTTTTAGCAGCCTCCCATTTGGCTTGATTAGTTATCCAAGTAGTCTGTTCATATAACACTGTTGATTGTTTTTTTCTTAGACTAGATATAGGTTTTTCTACCTGTTTACTTGGTTTTATCTCAATTAAAAACTTTTGTTTTTCACCTTTACTATCTTTAAACACTACATAGTTATCTACAAAGTATCTATGCACTTTATTATCTAAAGGATTAATATATGGTACAATGATATTTTCACTACCCCACGCCAATACATTTTCATTAAGATCTGCCCATCTAAAAAACTTTAATTCCCAACTTGATCTATATTGAGGGAAATTGCTACCAACATACTTACCACTATTTTGCGGCCTAAAAACACCTTGCCTAAAATATGTTTCCATATTATGCAACCCAGAACATTGGCGGATCGTTATCACCAAAACCAGGAGCACCTTCATAAAGCTGTCTTTCAAGCTCTCTCTTTTCTTCTAAACCTTCACTCAACATATCAGCGTTAACATTACCGCCACCAAATAAAGCAGTACCTGTAAACTTACCTCTTACTCTACCTAAAGTGATTTTACTCAATGCAAGAGCGTATTGATATACCCATTGTTCCTTAATAACATCTCTTAATGCTCTTTCAACATAACATTGAATAACTGCGTAATATTGTATAGTCTGATATTGCGATTGTTGTGGTTGAGGATATAGTCTCATAATCTGAGTTCTATCATCAAAGTCCCAACTTGGTTTAGTAGCAAGGAGCTTTTCCCTATTCTTTAACCAATCCTTTAATACATACCAACTTATTAAGTCAAACCCATAATTACCCATCGAGTAGCTAAAGTAAGTCTGTTGCGCCANTGTCTGCTCAATGGTAAACAAAGTATTAATGCCAGATGTAGAACCTTCTTCTAAATCTACTACCGCAATTACTTTACGGTAATCCATAATATCATAATCAAAGCTATTTAGGTAATTTGGATTGTTCCCTTCAACTGGTGAGCCAAGCTGTGTGATATTATTTTTCATACTTGGAGTAAAGTATGGTGATATGTCAATTTGGTTTTGAGTATCGGATAATATTTGATTATATGTAGAAAGACTTACAACTGTATTAGTAAAGATACCGTATTGGTAGGAAGCTGATAATGCTGAACTACTTAAAAAATAACTACCAGGTATTGCACTGTTAGCTGTAAAAACATTATTATTATCATTTACATATTTGCTAAACAATGGGTTACCGTTTTCAGTTCCATTTACATTTGGATCGAACAAATCTAATTGAGCTAGATATGTTGAATTGGCTTGTGCTGTAAACAATGTATCTAACTTAATACCATAATTTGGTATATAAAGTTGGCTATTAAAAATGAGATACTCTCTTGTATATCCTGCAAACTTAGTAAACATTTCACATGCTATACTAATATTATCGTTTAGTTGATCAACATGCAACTCAACATTAACTGTTGGGAAACCTAATGATCTTAGTATTCTTTGCCCAAGTATTTCAAATGATGTAATCTTACTAGAGAGATTAGAGCTTTGAAATGCTGATATTGGGGTTATTGCGCAACGATTGGGTATTGCCATGGCTTATATTATTTAAGTTGTCGGTGCTGGAGCTGCTTCGGATCCTCCTGCTGGTGTAGCTTCACCACCAGGTGGTGTTGCCTCTGCTCCTGCAGCTGCTGGTGCACCAAATGCTGGAGGTGTTGCTGATCCCCCTGCTGCTGGAGCTCCTGCTCCTACTTCAGCTGGAGCTGCTCCTGGTGCACCTCCTGATGTCATCTGATCTCTCCAATTAGGGCCNCCTGCTAAAATCTGCTGTAATTCCCATTCAAGCTCTTTATCCTTTCTTAAAAACTCTCTATTAGCCTTAACATCAATATCGTTCCATCCTAATAGCTTCTTTTGAGCATATGTTTGAGATATAGATGCATTACTTGCTAAGTTATTAAAGTTTGTAACCTTAAGTTCCATCTTTTGATTCTCTCTTAACTCGTAGAAGTTAGTAGGTACATTGAACTCAATGTGTAAGTTATGTTCTTTAATATCATACTTGTCTAAAAGTTCCTTTAGTTTTAAATGAGTAATAAAACCGTTCTTTAAACCACTTGCAAAGTTTTGTTGTAACCGAATAATAAAACGAGCAAACTTAAGTTCCTCTCTTAATATTTCATTACCATCTTTCCAAACNGATTCAGTGTTTAATCTATTAGTTGGTACCTTTAATGCCTTGTATAACTTGTTTACAAAGTACATTAAGTCTGTTAACTCGCCTAAATTAGCTCCACCAGCTAATTGAGTAACTGTTGTTCCTTCTGAACCTTGTCTTTTAGCAAACCAAAAACTGTCCAACATTGATTGCGGGTTAAACTTTTGTACTGGGTTAGATTGCTGGTTAGCATCAAATGTTTTCTTACTCCAATACTCTTGAATTAACTTACGTAAGTAAGCTTCTGCTTTTGGAGGTGCCATATTACCAACATCTACATTGAATACTAAACGTTCTGGAGCTCTTACTAAACGGTAAATAACAATTGAGTCTTCAACTAATGATAGCTGTCTATAAGCTCTTCTGCAATTTTCAATAAATGGTAATCTAAAAGTTTTGTCCTGGTTCCATATACCAGAATTAATATAAGTGATTTGATTCTTATCCATTGGAATGAACTCATAACGCTCAATCTTATTTGGTTTGTTTGGATCAAAAATAGGTTTACGTAAAATATAACCTTTGATAATCATGTTCTGAATGTTATCAAAAATAGGATCAATTAACTCTGTTGGTAATTGAACTGCTCCTAATATACCTTCTTCTGGATAAGACTTGTGTATAATGTGTTCAAAATAGATTTCCCCTTCAATTAAAAGCTGTCTAAAGTATTCCCAACCTTTCTTCTCCAATTCAAAGTTGTTTATATACTTCTTAAATTCGTTATCAATTTTATGTTTGTCTAGTTCCTCTAATTCAATATTACGGAAATAAAGCTTAGCAATATCTCCATGTTCATTCTTATTAATACATTCATCACATATTTCATCTAAGCAATCACTAACTTCAGCAAAGGCAGCCATAATTCTATAATCAAGAATTCTTGGACCTTTATCAACCTGAATGTTAGCATACACTAAATCGTTATATATACCACCTTTAGCTATCTGACCTGAAGGTGTATTGTTATAATCGTTGTCGTAAAATATGGATTGTCTGGCTAGAGCTTCTGTTCTTCTAGAGCCAGTATCCTGAAACACCTCATACTTTGGATTTAATTGACCTATAACTGCGTTAAGATCTAAAGCTTGATACGGTAGCTTATTAGTAATGTTCTTAAAGAAACCTGTTTGATTTACTCCTTTGTCTTCGGCCATTTGTA